CAAATCAAACACTAAAGGGTAGACTTGGGACCCCTATAAACAAAGGGGGTAATCAATTAAAAGCAAACAGTTTGAGTTTGGATATAGTTCCTTTAGGGTCCCCTCTTGGGTGGGACCCGCCCACATGCTCTTCTCTATACAACCTGTAGAGGTATGCAAGAACTGCATTGCAGTTTATGCATACCCCTTTGTCCCTTAACGAACTCTATTGAGTCTTGGCAATCTTCCTTTCTATTCTTCGTTCCATGTTATCCAATTGATTAACCATGAACCGTCTTCTAGTATTCAGATTTCTGATACCTCGGTTCGTGATCTCAATCTTCAATCCCAAATGTGCTTTGAACAAAGTTATGATTTGTTCATCACTTGGGTCAGATGTAAAGTAAGGCTTGCCATAACTGAAATCCATAAATCTTACTCTGAATAAAAGTTCTGGGATTGTCTTCTCAGTGATCTCACTGATACCCGTCCCCATTAACATCCAACCAAGAGTATCAGCTTGGTCTCTTTCATCTGTACTGAAAGTTTTCTCGTTGTATTTATTCATCGTGTTGTAGTGTATTATTAGTGACATATTATTTCTCCTCTCTTTTTTGTTGTCTTTGATAAAACTTGTCAAAAGCTTTTTCTGTAACTTTTGGAAAAATCTCTTCTACAAGTTTTTGTCCGAAATCTCTTTCTTCGGTGTTGCCGTGATCAATTAAAAAAGACCAAATCTCATTTGTTGGACTTGACCATCTTTTTTTAAATTCCTCTAGAGTATATTCTTTCTCTCCAAAGTAATCGCTTAGTTTAATTGTTTTCGTCATTTTATTCCTTTCGTTAAGTTAAGTGTATTCTGCACAGATATCCTATAATGTCCATTATTATTTTAATTAATTTTAGTGGCTGTGGATAACTTTGGCACAAGATATAGTGGGTCTTTTTTCTTTTTTTTAGGGTGGGCCCCGCCCACATGCTCTTATCTATTTTTTCTAGTGTGGCGCGATTTCTCGCGCCGCTTTTTTAATTATGCTTTTTTATATATTACAGTATTGCCTGCAATAAAATCTCCGGGGATACACATACGTCCCGTTCTCTCCATCCATCTGAACCAAGAGTTAGTAGCACGAACATTTTTTTTAATAAACTCTGGTGCTTTCATTTTAGACTCTTCATCCATCCACATATCAAAAGTTCTATTTGATATGTCTTTATCATATCCCGATTGTCTCTCAATTGTTGAACATCCAATCAACTTGTATAACTCTTCAAGTGTTGGTTTTTTTGGAGCAGTCCAAACTTCCTCTGTTCCGTCTGTCTGCCATCTTATTACTTTATACATTGTATTCCTTTCGTTAAGTTAAACGGCTCCAGGGGGTAATTATGATATCCCCTGGACACCTCTGTCATTCGGCAGATCGATTGTGTATAGTTTTTTGTGCAAGCACTTACATCAACAATCTTCATAATTTCTGTAAACAACATAAAATCTATTCTGCACAGATATCCTATAATGTCCATTATTATTTTAATTAATTTTAGTGGCTGTGGATAACTTTGGCACAAGATGTAGTGGGTCTTTTTTCTTTTTTTTAGGGTGGGCCCCGCCCACATGCTCTTATCTATTTTTCCCGGGTGGGTCCCGCCCACACGCTCTTCTCTATTTTTCTCGCTCTGGTTGTACACGTACCGAGGGCATAATTCTCGGTACGTGGTTATAGCTTAACGACTATTCTTTAAACTGAAATTCTAATTGTTTATTTCTATTAAAACTTTCAGTAAGTTTTTTCTGCCTTGCGATTTTATTTTGATAATCAATCGCTTCCAAACTACCCATGATACCAAACACAGCGAGTAGTATAAAAGCGAAAGCATAACCAAAAATAATCACGTACCAAATACTATCCATTATTTAACAGCTAGTTGTAGTAAGTGATTAGGTACAGGCAAGTCAATATTAACTGTCTTCATTTCTTTTTGAAGAGTTGAAACAGTTGAATTGATATCGCTCCCAGTGTGCAAGATAATTTCACACGCTGACTTTTTATCTCTCAAGTTATTATAGACTTTATGATTAGATTTAACATGCTTGTATGCTTCATCATAACAAGCGTTGTTAAGTTTTTCTATAAAGTATTGAGCGCCGTCTTCTCTCGCGTCGTAGCCGTCAAATGATCTTTCCCAACCACGCGCCTTGGCCATTCTCTCTAGCTTTGATTGTATCTTATTCATTTGATCTCGGACATCGGACAGTAGTTTATTCTCGGTCGCGATCTTGCTAACAACAAATGACTTATATTTCTCATCAGCAATTTTTAACGCTTTAAGATCACCCTCAACGCCACATTGTTTGGCCATTGTCGGTGATTTCTTATCAGCTAGTTTTTGCGCTTCACTTGTGATTTCAGTCTCAAGTGTTTGTCTCATATCGTAAAACTTATCTTCAATAATTTTATTAAAGAATTCAAGTTCGTTGCTTCTTATTGGTTTCATAACTGTATTCCTTTCGTTTGTTAAGTTATAAATTTGTTATAGGTTATTATAGGATAATGTAAATAATTAATTTGAGGTTTTAGTGTCTGTGGATAACTTAAACACAACATGTAGTGTTTAATTTTTTTCTTTTTTTTGGGTGGGTCCCGCCCACATGCTCTTCTCTCTTTAATGGGTGGGTCCCGCCCACATGCGCTGCTCGCCTGCAGGTTGAAAATAAATTAATTTAATGCTTGACGTATATCCTATAATAACCTATATTAATTTCATCGTCCTTTTGCACATTACGACGATAAAAACTCAAATGTGTGTAATGGGTCTACCTGTGGGAATAGACGCTTAGTTCGTCTCAATGCACGGGTACTGATCCTTGGCCACTTGACCTTGTTATGGTTAACCCCCGAAAGGGTCTTCGGCAAGTGGCTTAGGATCGGAATACCGATTGAGCAATACGCTCGGGCATGGAACCTGTTGTTAATTCTACCGTTAAAATATCGAGGAAGGGGTAGGTACTCGAGGCAACAGGCTAAGCCTTTTTTTAAAAATTTCCCCCCCCGGGTGGGTCCCGCCCACATGCACCTCTCACAAAAAACCACAAGCCACGGGTGGGTCCCGCCCACAAGCTCTTCTCTTTTTTCTTGGGTGGGTCCCGCCCACACGCTCTTCTCTGTAATATATACCACCATCCCCAGCCGCCGTCCAAGTGTAAAGGATATTATAGGATCTGTCAAGAAGTTTATTTCTTTTTATTTTGACCGCGGATCTTGCATTATGTCCTGTAATGTCCTATATGTAACTTGCTGTGATGGCTGGTCCATTGGAAAATGATATATGGAAACCAGGATGTAGCCACGAGGTCGCAAAGCCTCTAGGAACCAGACCTTGGACGTCACAGCGCTTAACTAACTAAAAAGGAATATATGACAATAGACAAAAATCTAGAAGGCGCTTGGCGTATATGTGAAAATATTAATGGATACTTAGAAACACAAGTATATTATTTTTACACTAAAGCCGAGGCGATCAAAAAGTTTAAACAATTTAAAAAAGGGTTAAAAAATGCTTAATCAAAAAAGTGAGACTTGCGAAGAAAAACTTCAGCGGATGGTTAAATCCATCGCTGAAGATATTTCAAACTACGGTGATTCCGATTCTTGGGCGGGGATGGTTAAATTTTCCAAAGAGTACGAAGTTTACTCTGTAGAATATATCACGTCTCAGGATCACAACTACAAAGCCGCTAGGCTTATGGTTGCTGGCGGCGGGCCAAACATTTGGATCAATCTACAAACCGATCAAGTTGAAGGTTATTGGGGCGCGGATAAATGTGTTTGGGGTTTCCATGACTCTATTGGGCTGGACGATCACTACCGTGAAGAGTTTGAAGACTCTATAGAAATTTTAAAGAATTCCTAAACAGGAACAGAGGGCTGGAAGTATTCCTCCAGCCCTCAAGCGGGAAAAGAGAAAAAGGGTGGGTCCCGCCCACAAGCACGCACCACAGGCCACAAGCCGTGTTCCACGTGAAAAAAAAAAATAAGGGTGGGTCCCGCCCACATGCTCCTCTCTGTCCGCGGCACTTTGTCCATTGACCGTGGATCTAGGATAATATAGGATTCTAAATTTTTTTTAGAAATGCGAAAATGTTTTTAAGGCCCGTGGCTATGGGTTCGTCTATCCCAGATATTAAATCTTGGATCTGGTGCCCCTCATAAAGTTTTATGGACGAAGGACCGAGGGTCTTTTTGCAGATAAAACTATTGTGCGGGTGCTTGATATGGAAGCCAATTTGATGTGGAGAGAAGTGAATTTTTTTAGCTGAAATTAACTTTAACTCGATAGTGAAAAAGTGGCCAGAACTATTATAAACCAATAGATCAGGAGTCCCATGTGCAGCACTATTTTCCAAGCGTGTAAATGATAATTCGCAATTATTTTCAATATTGAACGCTTTAATTTCATGCCAGAATTTAGTCTCCCCTTTGATCATTTTTCAAGTTAAGTGAGGAGTAATAAGACTAATCAATTTTTTTTATAACTTGGCCCATATTCCATTTAGATTTATAGACCGTCATCACTAATCGGTGGGTTTCTCTAACCCCAAACAATTTATTTTCCATCAACTTGCAGTCCTTAATATCAAACATCTCGCCGTTAGGCATACATATTTGTACTCTGGCCTCTTGGGCAGAAGGTGATTTTAAAAATTTATCTAGAACTTGTCTTAGTAGCTTTCCTTTTAACATCTCTTGAACATATATCAAATTTATACTATATTGCAAGCATGGGAGTACCAAAAAGACTTACAGAGAAACAAATTAAATTTGCAAACTTACTCGTTTCAGAAGAGGGTAGAAAAACAAATACTCAATGTGCGATTGAAGCTGGCTATGAAGAAAACACAGCTTATGTTGCAGCAAGTAAATTACAGAACCCATTACTATATCCTTTAGTGGCCCAATACATTGGAAGACTTAGAGCAGAGAAGCTTCAAAAATACGACATCAATTATGAAAAACATTTAGCGGAACTCGGTAAGATTAGAGATGAAGCTAGGGAGAATAAAGCCTGGAGTGCAGCAGGTAATATGGAAATAGCTAGAGGTAAAGCGGCTGGGCTACAAAACAATACAAACTTACATCTCCATAAAGATATGGATAAAATGGATGAGTCCGAACTAGACAAAATGTTGGAGAAAGCATTACAGAATTACAAACCTATCTTTGATAGTAAGGCCGAAGTTGTTGAAACAGAAAATGATATAGAAGAAATTAAAGAGTAATTTTTTTAATAGACTGTATTACTGCAGTAGGGATTATACAGGTATTACCAATTGTTTCAAAAGTAGGTTTATCTTTATTCAAAATATAATCAGTAAATATTCTAGTGATACCTTTACTTTGACTCAATAAGTATCCTTTAGACACACAGATAGGCAGCTGCTCTTTCTTTAGTTCTTTGGTGCTACTCCAACCGGCGTCCCCTTCAATGTCCAACCATTTTATTTCAACAAACGGATAAGCAGTAATGTCATCACCTAAGATTTTAGGATTCAACGGTATGGTCTTTCTATTTTTAGTTCTCTTCTTTTTCATGAACTCACTATATCACGTATAGGTTTTTTCTCTAGGCACATTTTTTTCAAAAAACATTTTCTTATGCGCGCGTACGGGTTTGCTAGAAGTGTTGGTATAAGCCAATAATAGTATTTTGTAACCACTGTAACCACATTGTAACACGATTTTGTTACAAAATTATCGTCTAGAAGTGTTGGTATTAGCGAATAATAGTGTTTTAAAACCGATTGTAACCATTGTAACCACGATTTGGAAATTGAAAAACAAAAAA